AACTGCAAAAATTTCTGCATTACAAGTTACTGCAGATAAAATTGCAAACTCAACAATCACTGCTGCTAAATTAGCAACAGACTCTGTTGGCCCTGATCAATTAATTTCAACAGGTGTTACAGCAGGTTCATACACAGTAGCATCTATTACAGTAGATGCTGATGGAAGAGTTACAGCCGCTTCATCAGGTAGTGCTGGAGCACCATCTTTTAAAGTAGCTTTATCTGCAGGGAGTGGAGATACAGGAACATATACAGCTAATCCAGCAGCTAATGTAATTAAAGTTTACTACGTTGCAGGTTCTGGAGGGGTAAGCCAATCTACTCCACCCAGCCCAAATAACCAAGCCGTTGGTCATGCTGGTTACGGATTTTTTACAACAACTATAACTCATCCATATGCAGTTCCATATAGTGTAGGCACCAAGGGAAGTCCAAATCAATACCCTGGAAACCCAACAACATTTTCAAATCTTACAGCAAATGCTGGGTTAGGAATATATGTTGGTCCAAATTCTATTAATCCAGGTAATGCTCCAGGTTCAACAGTTGATCTTAGTCCAACAGGTGCTCCTACGGGTGACGCTATAGCTTATGTTTTTCCTCCTGGTATGGAGAATGCACGTGCTGGAACTGGTGGTTCAACTGGAAATTCCGTTAGGGAACCCTACAAAAGAAATCCAACTGCAGCTTCATTTATTGACGCTTCAGGTGGTGCTCTTTTGGTTGAAGAAAATACAGGTCCATAAAAATGACAAAAGCATTATTTTTTCCAGATCGTGGTAGACCTTTTTATAGGATATATCCTAATGATGAAACTTTAAATTATTGGGTTTTTAATAGTTTTAATTTTATTAGCAAAGACCTTACTCAAGAAGAGTACGATAAAGTTAGATTTGGAGAAATTACTATTTCTATAGATGCTCAAAATAATTTAATTAAAACTGATGTAAATAATGATTATTCTAATCAACAAGATTATGAAAATTTTTTAAATAAATTAATAGCACACTATGACAATTATGTAGAACAATTTAGCCAAATTAATCCAAATCGTTATGCTGCATTAGTAACAAAAGTTAAAGAAAGTAAAACAATTGTTAATAATTTAGATAGAACAAACACACCTTCAGCTGGTGTTTCTCCCCATAGACACATTGCTAATTTAGGGCATTCAATCCTTACTCAATCTGAATTATATTAGTTGCACAATATAACGTATGGTGTTATATAGTTTTAATGGAAATTAAAGAACTAATTAAAACATACGATCAAGCTTTAGATTTTATATCAGTTTCAAAACTAATAAAATTTACTCAAAGAATGAATTTTATACATGCCCGAATTGGTGAGGGAGAAGGTTTGGTAGATAAAAAAATTAGAAATGTAGAACACTATATATTAAAAAATACACATAAAAGTATGACAGAAACTTTTTGGTATAATTTTTTAACTAATTTATTTCAAAACTTTTTTTTAATATATAAAAATGAATTCAAACTAGACCCTCATTTTAATTTACTAAATGGAGTTGAAACTCTATCTATATTAAAATATACTGAAGGTAATTTTTACACTACTCACGTAGATCAAGTGTACAAACATGAAATTGATAAAAAAACAAGATTTATAAGTTTTATACTATTACTAAATAATGATTATGAAGGAGGTGAAATTTGCTTTACTGATCCTGATCATAAATCCAACGAAAAAGAAATAAAAGTTCAACCTGGTAGGCTTATAATGTGGCCAAGTAATTTTTTATACCCTCATAAAGTAAAACCAGTTACAAAAGGCACTAGATATTCAGTGGTAGGTTGGGGTGTTGCATGATAAATAAATTTTTAAAAGTTGAAAATTTTTTAACTAAGGATGAATTAACTTTATTAAAAGAATATACTTTTATTGCACACAGAAGTAATTTTAATAGATTTGATTTTCAAAATGGTGCGGATTCTGGTTTTTATGGTGATGGAATTATGGAATCTTTAATGACCATAAAAAAAGATAAAATAAATGAATTAACTTCAAAAAAATTATCACCGACTTATAGTTTTTGGAGAATGTATACTGCTTTTTCAATATTAGACAGACATAAAGATAGACCCTCTTGTGAATATAGTTGTACAATACAAATTAGTTCCGATGGTACAGAATGGCCAATATACATGGATGGTCAAGAACTAACTTTACGTGATGGTGATGCTGTTATTTATAAAGGATGTGAGGTAGAGCATTGGAGAAATGAATTTAAAGGAGATTATCAGGCCCAATGTTTTTTACATTATGTAGATTCTGAAGGCCCTTTTAAAGAACATATTTTTGATAATAGGCAGCTATTAGGTTTAGCAAAAAAGTGAAAAATTTTTATTTTTTTTGTACTCTTCCTAGATCTGGATCTACTCTTTTAAGTTCTATTATTAATCAAAGTAATCAAATAAAAGTATCACCAAATAGTGTGACTATAGATATATTAAATTTTTCAATCTTGCTTAAAACTAAAGAAAAATTTTTAAATTTTCCATACCATAAAGGCATTGATTTAATAATTTCAAATATTTTTAATTTATATTATTTTAATCTTAAAGTAGATAATATATTGGATAAAGCTGCTTGGGGTTTTCCAGATACTCTTGAGTTGTTAAAACAAATATTTAAAAAAAGAAAATTTATTATTTTAACACGACCTATTTTAGAATGTTTAGCTTCTTTTATACGTGCTGAAAAACCTAAAGACGTAGAAAAAAGATGTGATAATTTAATGGCATCTGATGGTATGTTAGGAATTAATTTATTATCAATTCAAAATTTAATTAAAGAAAAAGAAGATTATTTAATAATTACATATAATGATTTAATAAATGATATACAGAAAGAAATAAATAAAATATTTAATTTTTTAAATTTAAAAGAAGAAAAGTTTAATTTAAAAAATTTTAATCAATATTCTATGGATAATATGTACTATAACGATAATGCTTTAAGAAACAAAGGTTCTTTACATAAACTTAAAACTAATTTAATAGAAAGAAATAATTACTTTGTTGAAGATTACTTACCAAAAAGTGTCATCGATAAGTACGGGCATATAACAATATGAACATATTAATATTTGGATTACCTGGATCAGGAAAAAGTACCTTTGCAAGGAAGTTAATAGCAGAGAAAAAAATTGCTTACTTTAATGCAGATGAAGTTAGAAAGATGTTTAATGATTGGGACTTTACTGAAACAGGTAGAATCCGACAAGCTCAACGTATGATTGGCCTTACTGCTTATGCACAAGGTCATTGTGTTGTTGATTTTATTTGTCCTTATGATGCTTGGCGAGATGACTATGACATTAAAATTTGGATGAATACAATTAAAGAAGGAAGATTTGAAAATACCAACAAAATTTTTGAAAAGCCAACTAAAGTTGATTATGAAATAACAAATTTTGATTATGACCATATTATCACAGATATTAAACAAAAAGCTAAAAATTTTTTCTAATTTTATAAATGACCAAGAGTGTGAAGAATTAAATACTTGGATTTTAGAAAACAAAGATAAATCTTTTTTTAAAAATGCAAATATGGGTGGTAATAGAATAACAACACGTTATTCTAATGAAGATCAAATTATTTATCCTCAAACAGCTTTTGAAATAAAAAATAAAATTATTTGTAAATTAAATTTACAAAATTATAAAAAACCACCATTCCCATATGGAATGGTTGCTAGTTGTGCTTTTGCTGGAGATACTTGTTATGAACACAAAGACCCCATATGGCACAAAGGCTGCACTACTTTACATTGTAATATTAAATTAAGTGATTCAATTGGAGGAGATGTAACTATAGAAAATAAAATAATTAAAATAAAAAAGAAAGATTTATGGGTTTACGAAGTATCTAAGATAAATCATGGCAGTAATAAAGTTGAAGAAGGAATACCAAGAACTATGTGGGTTTTTGGTTTTTGTATAAATGAAATTAAATGAATCTATAAATACAGATGAGGTTGCTAAATTAGTAAACAATAATAATATTATTGGTATATTTCAAGGTAGGTCTGAGGCAGGACCGCGAGCTTTAGGTAACAGATCCTTTATCTTAAATCCTTGTATAGAATCTAATAAAGATAAAATGAATTTATTTAAAGGCAGAGAACTTTTTAGACCTTTGGCTGCCTCTGTTTTAGAACAGCACGCAGAAGAATGGTTTCATATGTTAAATATAAAAAAATCACCTTATATGACTTTTTCATTTAAAGTGAGAGAAAATAAAAAAAATTTAATACCAGCAGTAGTTCATTGTGATAATAGTTGTAGAATTCAAACAGTAAATAAAGAAGAAAATTTATATTTTTATGAATTAATAAATCATTTTTATAAACTTACTTCTATCCCAATGGTTTTAAATACTTCTTTCAATTTAGCAGGCGATCCACTAGTAGAAACAGTTGAAGATGCATTAAATACTTTTGATAAAAGTAATTTAAATTATTTGTATTTTCCAGAACTTAAAATTTTATTGTCTAAATGATAACCGTAGGTATTAGTAAAGCTCAACACGATGCTTCTTTGTGTATATTAGAAAATGAAACAATAAAACTATTTACTCAAGTAGAAAGATTAAATAGAGAAAAACATTCTTCTAAATTAGATAAAGAATTAATTTTATGTTTAAAAAATAATGTTAAAAAAATAGATCATCTAATTTTATGCAATATTATAAATGAAAAACATTTCATAGAAGAATTAATAAAAAATAAAATAACTATAGACAAAATTTACATTGATAACATAAACCATCATTTGTTTCACGCTGCATCTGCTTTTTACACTTCTGGATTTGAAGAAGCTATTTGTTTAGTAATTGATGGTTGGGGTTCAAATTTTCAGATAGAGGACACATTACTATATGAAACGACTTCTATATTTAAAGCATCTTATCCAAATAACTTTGTACCTATATATAAAAATTTAAATTATGACCCTGATAGATTTAAAAAAATAAATAAAACTAAATTAAAAAATGAAAATAAATTTCATTTAAATATTTCACATAGAATAGATATAGGAGTTATGTACGGAACAATATCTAGATTTTTAAATTTTTCTTACTTAGATGCAGGTAAAACTATGGGTTTATGTTCTTATGGAAAAACAGATGAAACATTACCAAATATTTTATTAGAAAACAATTTAACAAATATGAATTTATTTAAAAATGATAGATCGCTTGATACAGAGTGCTACCCTCAATTAAAAAATTTAAATTTTAAACAAAAAGCTAATTTAGCTTTTGCTGTACAAAAAGCTTTAGAAAAAATATTTTTAAATTTAATAAAATATATATACAATATATACGGTAATACAAACGTTGTTATTTCTGGAGGTTGTGCTCTTAATATACTTGGTAATAGTGTAATAAAAGAAAAATACCCTAATTTAAATTTATTTGTAGACCCTATTGCTTCAGATGCCTGTCAATCTTTGGGTGCAGCTTTAAATCTTTATTATGGTTTAACAAAAAATAAAAAACCTTTTAAAATAAATACTATGTTTTTAGGACCAAGTTATGATATAAAAGACATTACTAAAACTATAAAAAAATATATTAATGATAGATTATAATAAACCAACAGCGATGATGTTAGGAAGATGGCAACCTTGGCACAAAGGTCATCAAGAGTTATTTAAGAAGGCATTAGAGCGAACAGGTCAAGTTATTATTATGATTAGGGATATGCCTACTTCTAAAGACAATCCATTTGATGTAGAACAAGTTAAAAAAAATATTAATAAAGCTTTAGTAGAATATCAAGATCAATATGAAATCATAGTTGTACCTAACATTACTAACATTTGCTATGGTAGAGGTGTTGGTTATAAAATAGAAGAGATAGAACTTCCAAAAGAAATACAGGAAATATCTGCAACTAAAATAAGAGCTAAATTACTAAATAAGTAATCTATATTTAATAAGTCTATAATGGTATAATACCAGTATGCCATTAACAAAATACAGAATAAAGCCAGGTTTTAATAAACAAGCCACAGAATCAGAGGCTATGGGTCAATGGACCGATGGCGACTTTGTTAGATTTAGATATGGACAACCCGAAAAGATAGGTGGTTGGGCGTCTTTAGTTACAGGTAACAATGCGTCTATTATTGGTGCAGCTAGAGATCAGCACGTATGGTCAGATTTAGATGGCCGTAAATATTCAGCTATTGGAACAGATAAATTATTAATTATTTACTATGAAGGTGCCTTTTATGATATTACACCTTTACAGACAGATAATTATTCGACAGGCGCTAACATAACCACGACTAATGGATCAACGACTGTAACTATTACAACATCGGCAGGACATAATTTATTAGCAGGAGATATCATAACTTTTGCAAACGCAGGTTCTTTTACTTCACCTGATACAGATTACACAGCTACAGATTTTGATGATGTATTGTTTGAAGTTAAGACGGTTCCATCAGCTACAACTTTTACAATACAAATGCCAACAGCGGAGACAGGAACAGGGGCCACGGCTGACGGAACTTTAGATGTGCATCCTTATGAACCTGTAGGACCTTTAAATCAAACTTATGGATATGGGTGGGGTACAAGCACTTGGTCAAGATTAACTTGGGGTTCATCTTCTACTTCTTCTACTGTTATATTAGATCCTGCGAGTTGGTCATTAGATAATTGGGGACAAGTTTTAATTGCAACTATTCATAATGGAAGATCATTTACTTGGGATCCATCTGCATCAAACGCATTAACCACAAGAGCAGTTAGAAATAACAATATGCCAAGCAGATCAGTGATGTCTATTGTATCTGATAGAGATAGACATTTAATTCACTTAGGCACAGAAACAACTATTGGTTCACCATCTACACAAGATAAAATGTTTATTAGATTTTCTGATCAAGAAAACTATGATGTTTACGCACCGACTTCAGTGAATACTGCAGGAACATTTCAATTAGATGACGGCACACAAATTATAGGAGCTTGTAAAGGTAAAGATTATATTATGGTATTTACAGATACTGCAACTTATAGAATGGACTTTGTTGGCCCACCTTTTACATTCAGTATTCGTAAGGTTGCCTCTAACGCTGGACTCATTGGTCAGCACGCTGCTGTGTATGCAAATGGTGCTATGTGGTGGATGGGTGCAACAGGAGGATTCTATGTTTATGATGGAACTGTAAAAGCTGTTCCTTGCTTAGTAGAAGATTTTGTATTTACAAATAATGGAGCAGGAGATTTAGGTTTAAACTTTAATTCAGGTGAGATTATCTATGCAGGTATTAACGAACTATATTCAGAAGTAAATTGGTTTTATCCATCAGCTAATTCTACAAAAATTGATAGATGCGTAACTTATAATTATGCTGAAAATGTTTGGACAACAAGCTCACTAGATAGAACAACTTGGGAAGGTTCAACAGTTTATGCTGCACCTTTTGCTACAGATTATCAATCATCACTAACACCAACTTACCCTACAGTAAATGGTATATCTAATGGAGCTACAATTTTATATCAACACGAAACAGGTGTTAATCAGGAAAATGCTGATGGTACAGAAACAGCTATTTCATCTTACATACAATCAGGAGAATTTGAAATAGGAGCTGAAGGAGAAGGACAATATTTTATGAGTGTATCTAGATTTATACCTGACTTTAAATCTTTAAGTGGAGATGCTCAAGTAACCATATTTGTAAATAGATATCCTCAATCAACAGCTACTTCATCACCATTAGGGCCTTTTACTGTTACTTCTTCTACAACTAAAATAGACACTAGAGCTAGAGGAAGATTAGCTGCTGTTAAGATAGCTACAGATGGGTTGGACGAAAGTTGGAGATATGGTACATTCAGTTTTGATGTTAGACCTGATGGTAGAAGATAATGGCAAAAATAACAGTATATATTCCAGATCCTAAAGAAACTTATCAGCCTGATAATCAAAGACAGATTGTAGCTGCAATCGACACATTAAAAAATCAACTTAACTTTTCCTTTCAAGAAGACTTGAAACAAGAAGTTGAACGAATGAATTGGTATTTAAAATAATGTCTTGTAATAATGT